TTTTCATTTTCCAATTCCTTGAATGCTTTGATTACATCCGTTGAGAATAGCTTCTGTAAGTTTACCAAGAACATCCGGCTTGCGTTGTTGTCGCCGCCTGATACTGTTCTGAACGTATCCAAACCGTTTACTATCTTCTTCAATACCTTTGTATCAAACACCAAGGTACAGTACTCATCGTCCCCTATGCACAGGTTATGGAACCAGTAGTCCGACTCCGTGGCTGCTATGCCCGAAGGCTTACCCCACGACTGGTACTCAATGCAAATGTTACCAGTCTTCTGCCACATATCCTTCTCGGACTTAACTTCTATCTTCTTGTTCTGCAACATGTCGGCTATCTTGTCTTCCCGTACCTCGCCGTATGCCAAGTCTAAATCAAACTTCTTCCTATCCGCTTTGTTAGGCTTCATGTTATTCTCTCCGTTAATGTTATATAGGCTTTTGCCGCTGTCTGAGGCACTACTCCGTTACCCAAGAGTCTAAGCCTGTCCACCCTGTGGGAACCCCCATCAACCACTCTACCCACTCTGGGTTCAGTCGGCCACTTGAATGTGGCAATCCATCTGCTTGTGTTGCTGCCGCTGTCAAGCTCGGCGTGTTCCTTGTGTACTCCGCTGGGTATGCTCCCTCCTGTCCCAAGTGCGCTGTCGGTGTAGGCCAAATTTTTTCTCTGTGAAACACTACCGCTGTCAAGCCGTTTTGATGATTGTGTCTCATTTGCTTGTTTGCTTTGTCTGAGTCTTGTGTTGTCGGAGTTGGCCAAGATATAGACTCTTTTTCTTTGGTGCGGAGCATCGACTTCACGCGCTGAGAATATTCCCCACGCTGCTCTATAACCATCTTCTTCCAAGTCGCTGACAACTGTGGAGAGTCCAAGCGAGATATGTCCTTCGACGTTTTCAAAGAAGCACTGAATAGGTCTAATTGCTTCAATGTGCCTCCTGATGTGAGGCCACAAGTGTCTTGGGTCATCTGTTCCTTTTCGCTTTCCTGCTGCACTGAATGGTTGGCAGGGATAACCGCCAGTGAGGATGCTAACTTTTCCTCGAAACAAGTGCGATGGGAAGGTTTTAATATCCGTGTAAATAGGTGCGGGAGGTAAGAGTCCGGCTTCCATCTTCGACACCAAGTTCGCAATGGCGAAGGCTTCGATTTCAACATAAGCGACGACTCGATGTTCAACCCCGGCAAGGTCAAGTCCTCTTTCGATTCCACCATATCCTGCACAAAATGCGACGACAGTGGGTAATTCTTTGGTAGTATCCACATTTTATTCCCCGAAGAATGTGAAACAAGCAATCAAACCTGCGAGAGCTGAGAGAAAGAATATACTACCCCAAGGGAATGTATCCTGTTGTTTATCCTCAATCAAGCCCATGACCTCAAGTACTGCGTCGATGCCGTGCTTCTTGTATAGTTCGTAGTGTGGGTGGTTCGGATTGCCTACCCGGTAACGCTTACCATTAATTGTCAATCTAGTCTTATCTTCAAGTTGTCTGTTATAGTTCATTCTTATCACCTTGTTTAGTGTGTCTGGCTCCAGTCGGTTCCGATTTGATAGTCTCCGGCGAGAGGGCAGTTGAGTTTGAAGTGGAGTCCTGCTGCTTCAACACATGATGCTGCCAACTTGCCAAACCAGTCTGCGTCCTTTTCTGCAACCTCCGTCTGGATTTCATCGTGTATGTTTCCTATAAACTTGTAATCAATGCCGTACAACGTGGCGTACTCATCCAGTATGCACAGTGCTTTCTTCATAACGATTGCACCTGCGCTCTGTAAGAGAGTGTTTAATGCCGCGTGTTCTGACCGTACAGCGACCCTTCGTCCATCCAAGCCAAGAACATAACCTCTTCCTGAAGCCACTCCAACTCGTTCTCGTAGTGTTCTAAGAGCTGGCGTATTTCGTAGGAACTTTTCCTTAAGTCGTTTACCATCCTTTGCAGTTCCTCCGACGATGCTTCCGATTTTTGAATCTCCTGCGCCGTAAAGGAAAGCGTAGATAAAAGTCTTTGCTTGATTTCTAGTTTCAAGGCCAGCAGCCAACTGGTTTGCCGTGTGAATATCTCCCGTGAGTATTTCATTTGTGTATGCCTCATCGTTCATATAGTGTGCAAGCATACGTAACTCCAATCCGCTTGCGTCCATACCTACCAACTTGTAGCCTGTAGGTACTGTCCAAACCTCTCTGCACTGTTTACCGTAGGGTGCATTACCTGCCGGTACTTGAGCCACGTTGGGGCTTGAGTGTGTCATTCTTCCTGTTACCGCACCATTGGCGTTGACATAACCGTGGACTCTTCCGTCTTCCTTAACTGCGTCCAGCCAACTCTGTATCTGTGCGATACGCTTTTGTACCATAAGGTACTCACCAATAAGCTCCGCTTCCGGTATACCCTTCACCTTGTTAAGAACGCTCTCATCAACGATTGGCTGTCCTTTCTCTGTAAAGGTCTCTGGCTTCCATCCGAAGTGTTTTAGGTAACGACCTATCTGTTGTCGTGAGCCTAAGTTAAACTCTGGATAGTCCAGTCTGCTAAATGGTGCTACTGCTGTTTCCCATTGCTCCCCTAAGAACTTCAGGCCGACTACGGAATAGCTACCGTCCTTCTTGACCTTCGGGGTTACTTCCTTAATAAATGTAGGTAAGGGTTTGAACTTCTCATGTACCCTGTCCTCCAAGTCCATCTTCTTTTCCTTCAACTCCGCCAAGAGTACAAATGCTTTCTCTTGGTCTACCAGCCAGCCGCTTTTAATTTGCTCGCTAATAATCCCTTGTACTTGACCCTCAAGCATAAGGCTTTGATTTCCAAAACTTGCAAGTTCACGAAGTAATCTCTGGTAAACCAATTCATTAACTCTAACGTCTTGGCGGCAATACTCCACCATATCCTGAGAAAAATTGTCCCAATCACTGTGTTCTCCTTTCGGTTGGTTTAGTAGCTGACCCCAGTTCTCCAATGAATGACCGCCTTGACGTGATGGCTCTGCCAGTCTGGACATAACTAATGTGTCAGTAACTTTACACTTGCTAAAGTCTACGTCGAGCAATTGTTCCAACACTGGAATGTCATACCCGATGATGTTGTGACCTATGACCTCTAGCTCACCTTGCTCCTTAATCCAGTCCTTGAAACAATGTAGGTCATCTCCTGACCAAGTTGTGTACTCCTGAGCCTCTCTCTCGTAGGCTATAATGCACCAAACCTTATCAGGGTTAAGCCCATTAGCTTCAATGTCAAAGACTATCTGCTTCATAATGATATATCCTACTGCCTCTTACGTAAGTAATTATGCGTTATACTATATCGAGGACTCCTGCCGTTTCCTATCTCTATAGTCACACCACCCATTAATAGAACTAAAAATTTCCTCAATGCTGTTGCAACCTGCATACCACTTACAATGTGCTTTGTGTCTAGGTGTCCACTTCATTGTATGAGGGGAAATAAAGAAGTAACAATTCCTGTGGTGAAAGCATATCTGACCTGCGCCATACGGATATATTTTCTTCTTGCCCAATCTCTTTAACTCATTTATTGCTTCCTCTATCATCGCGGGGTCTGCAATGTCTGTCTCTGTAATCTGATACTGACCGACTCTATTAACCATGTTAGAACTCCACATTGTCCTCAGAAGGACACGCTGTCTCAATCATACGGCCTGACTGTTTATCGTAGTACAGGTAACAAGCCGCCCCTGTGAGTCCAACAAACCTGTTCTTCAGGACTCTTACGCATGTAGTGTTGCGTGTGTCCGGGTCTGCGTGTTGCTGGTCTCGTTCAAGTCCAATCACCATGTCACTCAACTGTGCGATGGCTGCTGAACCTCGTAGCTCTCCTAAGCTAATCTTGCCTCCGTCCTCATGCGCCTTCTGTCCTGATGGTCGTCTGAGGTGTGACACCAAGAATAACCCGACTCCTGTCTCCTGCACTATCTTCCGTAGGTTGGTCATAATGCTGTCGATTGCCTTACGCTCGTCTCCTTGCGCTTGGTCACTGACTACAATACTAAGGTGGTCTAGGATAATCCATTTGCAGTCCAAGCCCTTAGCCATGTACCTAATGCGTCCTAGCAGGTCGTCCTCACTGGTACTTCCGAAGTGGTCGAGTAAGTGTATCCTATCTAACCCGAATGTCTTCTCCCAGTAACCACGTTCCTCGCCTTCTACCAAGGAGTTCCTAACGTCCGGTAGATGTAACTGCTTGTTAGCCTCGATGGACATAATGCCTAGCGTGGTCTTAGGTACGTCCTCCTCTAGTGCCAAGATACCCACGTTGTCCTCGGTGTTCTTCAACAGGTAATGCTCTAGCTCTCGCATAATCTGAGACTTACCCATGCCCGACCCTGACGTTATCGTGACCAACTCCCTCGGCCTGAACCCGTGTGTAAACTCATTCAAGCACTGCCAAGGATACGGTATGGACTTAATGTCCTTCTGCTCCTGTAGCAAGTCCCATGTATCCATGCCTGAGACAATCCCGTCCGGTCTGTAGGCTTTAGCGTCCCACCATGCCCGTGTGAACTCCTGTACCTTCTTGGCCTTGAGCATATCCCCTGCGTCCTTCAAGGATAGTACTACGTTCTTCGCCTTGTTAGGGGTGAACAAGTTAAGCACTGACTGTGCCGCCTCCTGTCCTGCCTTGTCGTTGTCGAAACAGATAACTA